ACGGGAGCTTGGCCCATTAAATTGTTTACGGTTACTCCTTTGGTAGTACCCTGTGCAGATCCTGTAAGGTCATCCACATCGGTGATCGGCAAAATGTCCCCGTCTGCTGGAGTAGTTAATGGGTCAAGTGTTGAAATGCGTTTATTCGCCATAATTTATTTCCTCTTAATCGAATGCTAAAAATTGCCCCGCTTCCACGAGCAGAAAGTCCTCCGCCTCTGTTTGGATTACGCCATCAGGTGCGGGTGGTCCGCCGATGGGTGGACCGATAATGCTATCAGCATCTACCTCCCCAATGGAAAGTCTGAGTCCAAGTTCGGGCATTAGACGCTACCTTTATACAGAATGGCGGCTCCGCTGGTTAATGTGATACTGGTGAAGGGAACATAGATTACCTGGCCTGCACCAAAGGATGTGCCATCAGCAATTAAGTCTGCCGAGTTATCCATGATACCGGTTAATGCACCAATGACTGATGGTTCGGTGAATTGGACAGCGACAAAACTGCCATTCGTTGCGGAGGTTCCGTTTACATAGACGCATCCATTTGCGCCCATTGAATTTAAGACATTTATACTGGCTAGACCCATTTTTATAAGTGGTTAAGTGGTTGATAAAATTGATACTCCGAAGCTGTAGCTCGGATATGAATTGATTGTGATTTTGTTTTGTGATTGCAGGCGTTCTGCCCGATCTATTTCTAAAAATAAATATTCCTCCGCTCGGTTTTCTTCCCTCGATGCGGGTTCAGTTTGGCCATCTCCACGAAGAAAGTCTGACAAGCATCCGGCAGTTATATAATTGCTTAAAAACTCAGGGATGTTCTGCTCGTCAGGGCTATCAGGCCCATAGGTTGGGCGAACTGCTGTGCCTACGATAAAAACCGAATCTATTGAGCTATCCGCTGGCAAAATTAAATACCCATCTAGTAATTTGAAATCTAAGAGTATGGCATTGCGATCCGTGTACGGATTCTTGGTCCATACCTGGTGGATTTCCATCACATCTAAATCGTTGTCGATTCGTACCGCCTTATCTGCCGCAGGGTTGGATGTGGCCGCCACGCTTTTTTCCACAATCTTTTGAAGCTCGGGCCATTTGCATCGATGCCAAGCAGTTTGCGCCCTAGCGTTTACAGACTCCTTAAAGAAAAACTCGTCTACGCTTGTTAAGGTCGGCAAACCAGCCGCCATTTGAAAGCGCTTTTTTAACGAGTCAAATGTTGTGGTTCTTGCCATTATTGAACATTAGCGACACTTGGGCTAATAGGTTGCCCACCTGCTTGTATATTGTGCCTTCTGAATTGTGAGGGTGTGCGATATTGCAAAATGTCGTTTCTGTATTGGCGACTTTGCTCTCGTACTAAATCAATCTCCAGGGCGAGCATAGCTTCTGCGTTCTGCTCTTCTGCAAAAGCCTTCTCGGTCTGTCCATCCCCCCGCAAAAATCCTGCATATGCGGAATGCGCTAGGTAATCGAAAAAGAAGTTTGGAACATTTTGCTCGTCCCCAGCTTCATCACCATAATAGCCAGTAGTTGCTGATCCTGAGTTTATTTCGCCCCGCAAATCTTTGCGGTATGTAATGTAAACATTTACACCGTCTAATGCGGTAGGTTCAATGATTTTAACAGATGGGTAACCACCTGAGTCCATCTCGGTAAGAAATGTATATTCATCAGGGTAGCGAGTTGTGGTCGGATCTTCTTTATGAATACGAAAAACTACATTGGCATCATTAGCCAATTTGTTACTCGTTCCATATATTCTTAAAGTGTTGGCATCGCTAGTGACTACTGCGACACTTTCACCTACTACTGTAAATTGTGGCCAAGGGTAACGCTCATGGGCTATACGGGCCGCACGATTTACTAAATCTCTGAGGAAACTCGCATCAGTTGCCTGTAAGGCATCAAGCCCAGCTAATGCACGAAACCTAGATTTTAATTCCGAATAGGTTGCGGTCGCGTAATTTGCCATAATGTAAATCTTTAGTGTTTAACTTTGCACTCGGGGTTGGCTTTTTCGAAGTCCTTAGTGAATCCTTTATCTGCCCAGCACCCTGGGTTTTGTTGCTCATGACGAAGGTAGGTCGTCATATCTGTAACTCGTTTTAAACGAAAGTTGCCCTTGCCCCCCTCGAGGGATTTAGCGGCTTGGCGTACTTGCTCCTGGCGCTTGGCATAGCCTGCTTTCTCTCGAACGGCGGCCTGCTCGTTTGCTTTTCGGAGATAGTACGCAATTTCGTCTTGCGAACTCCTTCCTTTTTTCCCTCCTCGGATGATAATATTAAGACTCATTCTTATAAAAAAAAGGGAGCCGGCCTACCCCTAAGCCGGCCCCCTTGAATACACATGAAACAAACAAACAACTACTAATTGTCTGATATGAATAATTAAATTATGGAACCTAGCGCGCGTGGATTACCAATGCGCAAAGTGGCCATACACTCTGAGAAGGCCCGTTTTCCACCACCGTTGTCGGGCAGTTCCATTACGGAGATACCTTCCAGGAATTTTAAGGATACGGTGTCATCGTCAGGGATGAGATAAGCACGGTCGGTATTGACTACGCCTTCAGCGGTGTCTGTACCGGATGGAGTGCCGTTTACTCGTCCAAGAAATAAATCAGGGATTATATCAATGGTTCCGAAGTCACTCACATAGCTTAAAACACTTCTAATCAAGGACTTACCACTTACATCTTGAGTGAACTGGTAGCTTGGGTTGTTAGTAACAGTCGCACGAGTGTAGTCGGTGATCTTGTTCATCACGGCTGGACCAGCAAACAACTTGAAGTTGCTCTTAGCGCCGGAAGCGGTGTACACAGACTGAAGAAGTCCGCGAAGTGCGTCTTCGGTTAAAGATGCCAAGGATACGCGGGAACCACTTACTGCACGAAACTGTTGCTTTAAAGAAGTGTCAAAGGTGTTACCAGTTGCGGATGGATTTGACCAAGTTCCGAGTCCACATAAAAGAGAACCTACAGAACCTGTGCCTGCAACCTGGTCATTTCCTGAACCGATAGCAGTCTCGATACTTCTTTTCAACTGAATGAGACTTTTCGCCTTGCTGGCATTGAAGAGCGATCCGCCAGGAGCCACTTCGACCATTTCAGCCTGACGGGAGACTGCAAAGTAGTCACGGAAAGTTTGAACACGATTGCCAAGACGAGCGCGGGAATCGATCAAGTTCTGAGCGGTGCTAAGATCAAGATCAACGCCATCGATTACGCCTCCGATCTCAGGATCGGCAAGGGAATCGACTAACCATTCGTTAAGAGTCGCTTTAGGAGCGGCAGATTGGGAGAGAGTTGAGTAAAGAGGAGTTTCGGTAGGCTCGACAGTCTTGAGAAGGTTCTCAAGGTTCTCTCTTGCACCTTTTACTCCATCCACATTATAGGAAGTTGCTAATGCCATTTTAAATAAGAATTTTGAATTTTAAGAATTAAAGTTTAGTCGCTAAGAAATGCGGCTAGATCGTTAGCCGAGAGTGGTCCTTTGCGCCTGATTGCTTCTTTCTGTTTCTGTTTCCGAATATTGGCGTTTTCGATTGGTGGGCTGGCGTTGCCTCCATCCGTTGGTGGTGGAGTCTTTGGTTTGGCGACTGCTTTCTTTTTTGGTGCAGTCTTGGCCGCTTTCTCCAACTGTAGTGCCTCGATCCCTCGTACAAGGGTGGCGGCTACAAAATCGCCGTTTGGTAGATTGTTTAGGATGTCGCCATACTGGCGCTTTAATCCCCCGAATAATTCTTTCCGAGCCTCTGCCGATTCATCGTCCTGGTTGAGCCAGGGATGTGTGGCGATAGTGTCCTGTTGCCATTGAGCTTTTTCCCGTAAGTAATTCTGCCTAGCTGGAATCTTTTCAGTAAGGTACTCGTCTGCTTGGGTAAGGATGTTGCGGATATCATCATCGCTGTATTCCTTGCCGTCCACTTCCACATACGACTTCCCGATGTTCTGTAGGGCGAACTTCTTGGCGGCTTGGGCTTCCTTCTGCAACTTTTGCAAGTCTTCAAAGGTCTGAATATTTTCCAATTCAGGTTGGCCGGTTGCCTGCTCAGTAGGTTGGCTGTTGGATTTAAGAGATTGAATCTCGGCCTTGAGTGCTTCAGCAGTTTCTTCTGCTGACTTAGCCCGTGCGGTTAGTTTATTAACCTGCTTTAGGAGCTTCCCGACTGCCTTGGGAGGTTCTTCTTCAGACTCGTCCTCCTCGTCAGATTCTTCATCGTCTTGCTCGGTTTCCTCTTCGGTATCTTCCTCTTCTTCGGAAAACTGTGAAAGAACATCTTCCTCTTCCGATGCTTCTGCCTCTTCGGACCCCTCGGTTTGTTCCGCTTTAGCCTCATCGTCAGATGCCTTCTGATCCTGTTCGACTTGGTCAACAAAGGATGCCGCCAAATCTTCCATGCTCATTGGGCCTTGCGCTTGATTGTCTTCTGCTCCCGTCTCAGCCGGAGCCTCGCTAATAACTGTTTCTGCCATAATTTCTCTGCGTTTGAAGAGTTCGCACTCTCTTGCGTTGTTCTGCGGAGTAGATACACCCCGCCAATGACAATTCTAGCAGATGAAAACGAGTATTTGTCAGGAAACTTTAAAAACTTCCCAATTTTCTAAAAACTTCTCATATTTCCCTCGGCTCTGCGGGTTGTGAGGGCATAGAGTTAATCGAATGCCCGACACTTGCAGGCATGGGATCAAGTACCAGCAGTTGCGAGGTTCCACATATGCCGCCACTACATCAACTTTTGTACAATCGATTGGATCTTTCTCTTTGGAGCCGGTGGCCGCAGTAACCATATACCTGCCAATTCCACCCCTGCCTTCTTTCATCAAACCACCTGTGCCTTTGACCTGCACCTTAAAGGCTCGGCCAGCTTGGTTCATTACGATGCAGTCCTGCGGGAGGTAATCCCCTAATGGGGTAAATACTTCGAGGCCATTCTTGAGTGCCTCGATGAAAAACTGCTGTTCGTAGAGGTTACCCTTCCTCTTCATCTTCGTCCGAAAGGTCTATCTCGCTCTCGAACTCCAATACATCTTCTCCCAACCACTCGTTTAGATCGTCCATTGCAATCTTCGCCATGTCCATATCCTCAATATCAGACTCCTCCAGCCATCGATTTAATAAGGCTCGATGCTCGGTCTTGAATTTCTGATGAGGAGTCTCAGTCATCTTTCTCATCGATCAATGTTATAATGCGGTGAAAGGCGGCAATCTCACCCGATAGTCGGGCAAGTTTCTCGGGGCTGTCGATGTGCTGGTAATCCATGAAATCTACTAAACACGATTCTTTCTGTTCTTTTATAAATTCAACTAAGGCTTTGAACTCAGTTAAGTCCTTCAGCCCAGCAACTGCGTCTTGTATCGTCATTTCTTTTTACGCTTTCCTTGGGATGCTTTGATCGCTTTTGCTGATGGATAGCCTTTATCCCCAGGCTTATTCATCTGCTCCCCCGAGCCTGCTTTGATGCGTTTCTTCTTGGCGGCGATATTCGCCCATAGTCCAGGTTTCTTCTTGTTCATTACCATTTAACTTTATCAGCCCAATAAGCCGCAGATGTTTTACCCCTTGCGATATTCTTGGCGTGTCTGTCTTTGAAACTTTTACGCTTTTGTTTCATCGCTTGACTCTCACCCTTCTTTGGCTTTCCAGCAGTTTTGGCACCCTGTTCACCAAATCGAATCAATTGATATTTATCCCTTTCGTTCTTGATAACAACTGCATGGGACTTGGTTGGGTGATTAGGTGTACGCTTGGGCTTATTCACCCCAGCGAACTTCATTCCTCTGTATGTTAAAGTCATGCCGCTACTGCTGTGCCTGGTACATTGCCTGGGGTAGTCCCTAGCTGTCCGATCCGAGCATTCTGCTGTTGCTGTTGCTGGAACTCTAATTGGCTAGCATAGGTCTGTAGTCTCTTCGCAAAGTTCTCATCGTTTTGCAGTCTCTCCTGCACATCGGTCGCTGGTATAGCTTCAGACCCTTGGATGTATTGCTGTAATACTTGCAAGCGAAGCTGTGCATTCGCCCCCTGCTCGGGTGCATTGACAACCTGACCAGATGCGATCTTGGCAATGTCATTGGATGTCTCGATAATCTCCTTCGTTGTGGCTTCCTGTGTAGGCATGATAAGCTGACTTGCTAGGTTTGGATCGATTGCTTCCAGTACCTTACGGAGATATACATCGTAGCGAGCCGTCCCCTGACGATCATAGGTTGCCATTAGCTTACCAACGGTATCCAGCTTTTGTATGACCTTTTCCTCGTCTGCGTTCATTGAGTTCCATGAAATATTAAAATCATACAACTCCGCAGTTTCATCCAAGATAAGCTGTGCGCCTTGCTCGTTATTTGTTACCCGAAACCATAT